TTGATACAATTCAAAAACAATGCGATCAGTTGAAGATTGGATTAAAAGCATATCGTTATTTGAGTGAGGGTATTGAACTTGCTAACGAGTTAGGTATTCAAGTTGATGAGGCAGAATTAATTAGAACCAACTCAACAGGTTTGACTATCTACAATCCGAGCAACCTTGCAAGTATGATTAAGGGTATGAAGAACAAACAACAGTCAAGAGAGGCTAAAATATTAGCAAGAAAAAAATATGAAGAAAGTATAAATTAAAGTTTGACAAATAGGACTATCTAATATAGGATAGTCCTATTAACTAGAAAGGAAGAAATGCAACAAAACACTAAATTTAAAATCACATATTATTCTAATAAGGATAAGAAACACATAACAAGAAATGGAACATGGACAGACAAGTCAAGATATTGGACTAGTAAAATCGGTGCAAGATTAATGACTTATTTTGATGACGACGCAAAAGGATATAGAACTGCTAAAGGTAGTTGGAAAGTTAGGTTCTAATGAATAGAGGAATAGAAATTGCGATTGCCATAATAAGTGTTATGGCAATCATTACACCAATTATAATTTTAAAAACAGGGGGTGTAATCTAATGCCAAACAAACATTTTTGCCAAGGACCACATTGTCATACTAGAGTTACATCAGATAGATTTTTAAAATCGCGTGGCGTAATTCGTGGACGATATGCATATCTAGATATGGATAGATATGACGACGGTCGTTATTATTTTAACAACTCAGATAAATATTTTTGTAGTCAAGGTTGCAAACTTGAATGGCTGAGCGATAACATGGATAACATCGAGCAAGGTCGACCGATTGAGTTTATCAGACACAGACGGGAAACCCAAGGCTATGCCAAAGTTAAGAATGATGAAAGTAGGTGGGGTCCAGAATATTCTATTGAAAGGGTTGACAATGGACAGATTGTAGAATAGGATAGTCCTATAACAGAAAGGTATATTATGACAACAAACAAAACAGAAAAAAGAATGAATAGATTCAATGGTGAATCTATTATGTTAACTAAAGAAGAAGCTATCATTCATGACAGACTATTCATGAACGAGTTAGCCGCAACACTAGAGGACAAAGCAAAAGGCTTTGACGGTGCGTCAAAACTTTGGGACAAAGTGCGTAAAGATATAAACTACTTCAGACAGCATAATGCTGAAGCATACATGGTTCTACTAGACTAGGACCAACCTTTCTTGCCCCGGTACTCTATCTAATTGATAGAGGTACCAGGGCACATCCTGATTTTAAAATTTTTTAAATAATTGTTTTTTGTAACTAGACAAAGGGGTCCCAGACTATACCCTTTATGCCGGGTTTCTTACGTTTAAAGCCTCAGAATACTTTTTTACTTTTTAAAAAAATAGTGTAAAAATTTTTTAGAAAATTTTTTTCAAATGATAGATAAAGATAAACTAAAGAACTTTGATAAATTACCTGCTGACGTTAGAAGACAATTCTCTTTACTAGCTAATCAATATGGCGAAAAGAAAAAGACTGCTGGTATACAAAATAACTTTATGAATTTTGTAAAACATGTTTGGCCAGATTTTATTGAAGGTAAACATCATAAACAAATTGCAGATAAGTTTGATAAACTTGCTAAAGGTGAGATCAGAAGATTAATAATTAATATGCCACCTAGACATACTAAATCTGAATTTGGTTCTTATCTTTTACCTGCATGGATGGTAGGCCGTAATCCTAAATTAAAAATTATTCAATCCACTAATACAACTGAATTATCTGTAAGGTTTGGTCGTAAAGCTAAATCTTTGATGGACTCACCAGAATATAAACAAGTTTTTAAAACTAGACTTAATCCTGATTCTCAAGCTGCTGGTAAATGGGAAACTGAACAAGGTGGTGAATATTATGCTGCTGGTGTTGGTTCTGCTATTACAGGACGGGGAGCTGATTTATTAATTATTGACGACCCACACACTGAACAAGATGCAATGAACAATCAAGCTTTGGAAAGAACTTATGAATGGTACACATCAGGACCTAGACAACGTCTTCAACCTGGTGGATCAATTGTGGTTATTATGACAAGATGGAATGAAAAAGATTTAACAGGAAGATTATTAGGTGCTCAAAAAGGAATTAAAGCTGATCAATGGGAAGTTGTAGAATTCCCTGCGATACTTCCATCAGGTAAACCCGTGTGGCCTGAATATTGGAAGCTAGAAGATTTAGAATCTGTTAAAGCTAGTATTCCTCTGACTAAATGGAATGCACAGTACATGCAAAATCCAACATCAGAAGAAGGAGCTTTGATTAAACGTGAGTGGTGGAGAAACTGGGAAGATGAAGATATGCCACCATTACAACATGTTATTCAATCTTACGATACAGCTTTCATGAAAAAAGAAACTGCCGATTATTCTGCCATTACCACTTGGGGTGTGTTTCAAGAAAATGAAGATGCTTCACCAAGTTTAATATTACTTGATGCATTAAAAGGTCGTTATGAGTTTCCAGAATTAAGACGAATTGCAATGGAACAATATGGTTACTGGAACCCTGAAACCGTAATCATTGAATCTAAAGCATCAGGTCTACCATTAACTTATGAGTTGCGTAAAATGGGGATACCTGTTATAAATTTCTCACCATCTCGTGGCAACGATAAGCACACGAGGGTAAACGCAGTATCTCCGCTTTTTGAGTCGGGACTGATATGGGCGCCCAAAGAAATGGACTTTGCGCAAGAAGTTATTGAGGAATGTGCAGCTTTTCCTTACGGAGACCATGATGATCTAGTGGATTCCATGACGCAAGCTGTAATGAGATTTAGGCAGGGAGGTTTGATCAGGCACCCTGAAGATTATGAGGAGGAATCAATGCCTCCGCAACAGAGGACGTATTATTAATTATGGGACCATATAAAACAATAGCAGCAGCTTACAACGCACTCAAAAAAGGTTTCAAAAAACAAACTAAAAGAGATCCTAATCCTATCGAAGAAGAGATGATTATGGAAGAGGCTAAAACTAAAATTACATCACAAGGTGAAAACATATCAACTCTTGATACTGGCATCATGAGTCAGGCATCAGGAACCAAAGAAGCACCAAAGATTAAAGGTGGTATTATTCAAGATAATGTAGAAGAAGTAAGCTTTGCACCAGGTATGGATAAAAAAGGCAATGTAATAAAAGAATCACCTAGTCAAAGAGAAAAAGCTGTTGATCTAGATAGACCATTTGTAACTGAAGAAGAGATGTCAGCATTTACATTAGAAGATAATGCAAGAAAATTAAATAGAGCCAAAGGCATGATTGATGAATTAGGTGCTAAAACTTCTAGACAAAAATTGTTTGTTGCAGATTTAGTTGAAGATGTAGGTCAAGGTATATTTGAAAATGTTGATATGGGTGCTGTTGTTAGATCTAACATGTATGATGATTTAATAGAGCAAGGTATTGATGAAGATGTATTAATGGATGTTATGTATTCAGGAACAAAGTCTGATGATTTTGGAATTACTATGGCAAAAATAAAATCAAATGCTGAAGACAAAGGTATTGATATAAGTGACACTGTAGATTTTTATGAAAGATCTTTTTATGAAGTAGTACCTAGAACTAAAAAAGCTGACGGTGGACGTATGGGTTTTGCAGTTGGAACTTTACCTAAAGGTATTCAAGCTTTAATAAAAGGTATTAATAAAAAGTTTGGTAAAGACACAGTAAAAACTGCTGATGAGATGGATAGACCAAAAAACGTGCAAGAGTTTGAAGACTTTAATACAAGAAATCCAGATCCAAAAAGACAGTTGACTGATGATGAAATTGAATTTTATGAAGAAGAGTTAGGTGACAGTGAGACTTGGATGAACGATGGCACTGTTGGTGAAGCTGAAAAAGCTTTAAAAGATCGTAGAGAATTTATAGCTGATATGGAATTAGAATATAGAAAAGGTAATTTAAATCCAGGACCAGGTGAAAAAGGTAGAAAAGAATTTTTAGAGAGTAAACTTGAAGAGATGGAAATGTCTGGTGATAAAAAATTAATGACGGTAGATGAGATCGAAGAGTTATCTAATATGGACCTTGAGTCTGAAATGAATGTAGCAAAAGGACTAGCTCCTAAAATGGTAGAGCGATTACAATTAAAAGAAAGATTTCCTGGATTAGATGATGAACTGATTGAAAGAATTTTAATTGATGACAACCCTCAAAGAAAAGCTGAAGTAATAGCAACTATTGAAGAGTCTTATAAGATGTTAGAAAAAGGTATGGACCCTGAAGACATTATTAATACCTTTAAAAAAACACCTAGAAGTAAAAACGCATCAGGAGGCTTGCCTCACATATTGGGAGTTTAACTTGAAACTCAACGACTACAGACAAATGATGGCGTACATGAGACGTCCTGGTTTTCAGAATGGAACTCCTCAACCAAAACCACAAGAGCCTCAAAGAACTTTTAATGAGAAGATAGAAACTTTTAGTGAGGCTGCTCCTTTTGTAATGCCTAGAAGCGGTGTTGCTATTTTAAAAGGTTATCTTGATGATGCTTTAAAAGACGGAGAGATGACACAAGAAGAACACACACAAGCGTTGATGCCTTTGTTTGGTGAGACGGGTGAGATGGTTACAGAACAGATTGAAGTATCTGATAGAGATAATTTTTACAATGGTGGAAGAATTGGTTTTTATGAAGCTGGGTATGTAAAACCTCAACCACAAGAATATTTAGATCAAGCTAGAGCGTATTATGGAAGAGAGTTTAAAGATTTACCAGATGCCAACAAATCCTTAATTAGAAGTGGAAGAGTAAAAGAACTTTTAGACCAAGGTAAAAAAACAAAAATGCCTTATGCTGAAGCAGCTGAATATAAAGACTTAATAAAAGAAAAAGTTAAAGCATCTAAAAAAGCAGGTAAACCTGAATCTTACCAATCACTATATAGATTTTTAAAAAATAAAGGTTATCCAATTACTCAAGAAGATATTGATGCTGGTTATGGTAGAGTTAATAGAGCTAAGTCACTAATTAACAAAGCTTTAGGTAATCCTGTTTCTGGTAAACCTAATCAATTTGCTGGTGGTCTCATGAATTATTTAACAAAAGATAAAACAGTATTAGCAAAACAATCCAAAGCATCTCAAGCAGCTGTCTCAAAAGCAATTGGAAAACAACCAGAAATATTAGAATTTCTTTTAAGTAATCCAGACACAGATGTAAAAGATATTGCTGAAAAATTTAATTTAAAAAAATCTAATACACGAGATCAACTTAAAAAAATATTAACAAGAATTTATTTATCAAAAGAACCAGATGCTAGTACGTGGGTAAATAGTTATACCGATGAACAATTATCCACAGTTGTTAGAAACATAAGAGGCTTACCTTCTTTTAAAGATGATTTCGAAAAAAGAATGACTTCTTTAATACAGACTGCCTATAAAGATAAACCAAGAGAAACTTATTTAAAAGCAAGAAAAAAATATTTTGATTATTCAAAAGCAGTTAGAGCTATCTCAGATAAATTTGGTAAGGCAGCTGAATATAATTTAGATCATATTATTCCATTAGACTTTTTATATAAAAGCAAAGAAGGAAGAAATCCTATGGACCTTATTAGGGTAAGACCTACTACAAGAGCTGTTAATACTTTTAAAAGTAGATTTGATAGAGCTTTTATTAAAATCGCAAAAGGAATAAAAGAAGATCCACAAAACAAAAAATTACAAGGTCAAAGAAAAGCTTTCAACGACTTATCAAAAGCATTACCTCCAGAATTTAAACTAGGTGAAATAACACCTAAAGGAGATTTTAAAAGTTTTAAAGCAAGCCCTTTGTCTGGAACACAAAGTTATTTACAAGCTGTTAAAGATGCTCCAATAGAACAAAATATTTTAATTGATTATTTAAAAGAGAATAAAGATAAACCTGAATTTAAAAATGCTTTAAAAAGAGCAGGAATGAATCCAAATCAATTTATTGCTTTAGCTGAAAAAAGAAAATTGCCAGCAAAACAAATTAGTAATTTTTTAGATAAACAAATTTCAAAAGGAAACATAGAGATGTTTTCAAAAATACCAGGAATAACAGATTTGTTTAATGTTGCAAAAAGTATTCCAGACGACATTAAAAAATCAAAATACTTAACTGCTGGTTTTAAAACTTTAGGTATAGCCGCGACACCCTTAGTTATTTATGATACTTATAAAGCTTTTGAAAAAGGTAAGCCAGTATTAGAAGCTTTAGAGCAAGGTTTAATTGGAACTAATTTAATTGGCTCTACTAAAGATTTTATAGCTTTATCCCCTGAAGAAAAAGAAGCAAGATCAGTTGTTAAACAAGGAGAAATAAGAGAACAAATTACAGATGACTTTTCTAGTTTAGATACAGACTTTGATACACCAAATATAAAATCCGATATGTCTAGACAAGAAGCTGAGAAAAAATATGAAGAAGCAAAAAAAGTAAGAGAGATGGAAAATGCTGCTAGAGATAAACAGATAGCAGAAACTAGAGCATTAGCGGTTGGAAATTTATTTGACACAATAACAGGTCAAAGATTTCAACCACAACCAATGCCTGAACAAATGATGGCAGTGGGTGGCAGAGTTGGTTATGCTGATGGACCAGAAGATCCTAAAAAAAGAAAATTTATAAAACTAGGAGTAGGGCTTATGTCACTTCCTATAATTGGAAAGTATCTTAAATTTGCTGCACCGGTTGCAGAAAAAACAACTGAGATAATTAGAAGAGGAGCAGATGGTATCCCTGATTTTATAATGGACCTTATTGCTAAAGTTAAATTAAAAGCTGAAGAAAAAGGAATGAAATATTTTACTGGTAATAGATCAGATGAATTTGCAGATGTTTATCAAGCAGATGATTTTATTGTTACAGAGCAAGGTAATAAAATAACAATTAAAAAAAGAAAACAAGAAGGTGACATGTTAGAAAAAGACATGGAAATGGAAATAGAAACTGACCCTGAAACCGGAGGCGTAACTTACAATGAAGCAACAGCTAGACCTGATGCAGAGGGCAAGCTTAAAGATGTAGAAGAATACATTGATGAGATAGATTTAGAAGATATGAAAAAATACACTTATGATGAATAAATACCCTAAGACCTGGCTCCTGCCGCCTGAATCCGGACCCACGCCTCAGGGGTTGAATATTAACTATAATACTGTTAGAACAGTGAAACTGGAGAAAATAAAAAATGGCAGACAAAATAGACAAGTCTCTGACTCAAAGTCCAAGAGGCTCAATAGAAATTCCTAGTCAGGAAGATATACAAGAAACAGTAGTTGAAGCTCAAGAAGAACTTAGTAAAGCTCCAGGTCCTGTCGAAGTTAACGAACAAGAAGATGGATCAGTTGAAATAGATTTTGATCCAAACGCTGCATCACCAGAAGGTGGTGATGAGCATTATGCAAACTTAGCAGAGTTTTTACCAGACGAAGTTTTAAATGAGATGGGTGCAGACCTTTCTCAAAAATATCAAGATTATCAAATGGGTAGAAAAGAATGGGAACGTTCTTACACTCAAGGTTTAGATCTTTTAGGTTTTAAATATGATATGAGAACAGAACCTTTTCAAGGAGCTAGTGGTGCAACACACCCAGTTCTTGCAGAAGCGGTTACTCAGTTTCAAGCGTTAGCTTATAAAGAATTACTTCCAGCAGATGGACCAGTTAGAACTCAAGTGATTGGTGCACCTAACGAAGAAAAAACAAGACAAGCAGAACGTGTTAAAGATTTTATGAATTATGAGCTCATGGAAAAAATGAAAGACTATGAGCCCGACTTTGATCAAATGCTATTTTATCTTCCATTAGCAGGGTCAGCTTTTAAGAAAACTTATTATGATGAGTTATCTAAACAAGCAGTATCAAAGTTCGTACCGGCAGATGATTTGATTGTTCCCTACACGGCTACCTCATTAGACGATGCAGAGGCAATCATACATCGGGTAAAAATTTCTAAAAATGAATTAAGAAAACAACAAGTAGCAGGTTTCTATTTAGATGTTGAATTAGGTACACCGGGACAAACAGAAGATGACGTTGAGAAAAAAGAAAGAGAATTAGAAGGTCAGAAAAAAACTCAAGACGATGATGTTTATACTATTTTAGAATGTCACGTTAATTTAGATATTGAAGGTTTTGAAGATACAGATCCTGAAACAAATGAACCATCAGGAATTAAAATTCCATACATAGTAACAATAGATGAAGCTACAAGAAGTGTTTTAGCTATTAGACGTAATTATGAAATTGGTGATCCAGATAAAAACAAAATACCATACTTTACTCACTTTAAGTTTCTTCCAGGACTAGGCTTTTATGGCTTTGGTTTAATCCATATGATTGGCGGATTGAGCAGAACTGCAACTGCAGCACTCCGTCAGTTATTGGATGCAGGTACTTTATCTAACTTACCTGCTGGATTTAAAATGCGTGGTATTAGAATTAGAGATGATGCACAATCTATTCAACCAGGTGAATTTAGAGATGTAGATGCACCAGGTGGAAATTTAAAAGATTCATTTATGATGTTACCATTTAAAGAACCATCAGCTACACTACTAAACCTCATGGGTATTGTAGTAAATGCTGGTCAAAGATTTGCATCAATCGCTGATCTACAAGTTGGTGATGGTAATCAACAAGCTGCAGTTGGAACTACAGTTGCGTTATTAGAACGTGGAAGTAGAACTATGTCAGCTATTCACAAAAGAATTTACTCTTCGTTAAAAAATGAATTCAAATTATTAGCAAGAGTATTCAAGTTATATCTGCCACCGGAATATCCGTACGACGTAGTTGGGGGTCAAAGGTTTGTTAAACAAACTGATTTTGATGATCGGGTAGATATTTTGCCAGTTGCTGATCCCAACATCTTTTCTCAAACTCAGCGTATTTCCCTCGCACAAACAGAGTTGCAGCTGGCAACCTCTAATCCACAAATGCACAATATGTATGCAGCGTACAGAAATATGTATGAAGCTTTAGGTGTAAAAAATATTGATCAGGTTTTAGTTAAACCTCAACCACCTGCTCCAATGGACCCTGCTTTAGAAAACATTATGGCTTTATCCGGTAAACCATTTAATGCATTTCCAGGTCAAGACCACAGAGCGCATATGACTTCGCATTTAAATTTCATGGCAACTAACATGGCACAAAATAATCCAATGATTATGGCTGCTATGGAAAAAAATATTATGGAGCACATAAGTTTGATGGCACAAGAACAAATTGAAATAGAATTTGCAGATGAGATTCCACAAATGCAACAGATGGCAGCGATGGCTCAAGCAAATCCACAAGTTGCAGAGCAACTTAGACAGATAACTTTACGTATTGAAGCTAGAAAAGCTGTTTTGATTGCTGAAATGATGGAAGAATTCTTAAAAGAAGAAAGAGAAATTACATCTGGTATAGGTAATGATCCAATTGCTAAGTTAAGAGCAAGAGAATTAGACCTAAGAGCACAAGATAACGAGCGTAAAAGAGTTGAAGGTGAAGAAAGAATAAATCTTGACCGTATGAAAGCTATGATGAACCAACAAAATCATGATGATAAGTTGGAACAGAACGAAGAATTAGCAAAACTAAGAGCTAATACATCAATTGAAAAGACAGTCTTGAGTAAATCTATTCCAAATGTGGATAAAATGATGCCAAGTGTTGAAATTGAAAAATATGAAGGAGAAAATAGATGATAAATAAGAAAAAATCAGACTTAGATGGTGATGGAACACTTTCTTCTTACGAAGAAAAAAGAGGAAGAGCTATTGCTAAAGC